GCGGCCTGGCCGCCGAACTTCGTGGTCAGGACGTCGGTGGCGGCGGCGAAGTCCTTGGACTTGATGATATTCGCGTCGAGCGGGACACCGAGCTTGGTCAGCGCACCGAGGTTGCCGAGGCTGGCCTTCGACATCGCCTGCGTCACCGAGGCGAGATCCTTGCCGGTCGCCGCGCTGACGTCCATGCTCAGGTTGAGGAGCTCCTGAGCCTCGGCCACGTCGCCGGTAGCGGTGACGAGCTTCTGGTAGGCGGGCCGCAGTTCGTCATCGGCGACGCCGGTGGCGAGCATGAGCTCCTCGATGAAGCCCTCGACCTTGGCGTTCTCGTGCGCGAGTCCGAGGTTGTCGAGCGCCTTGGACAGCGACACGACGGACTTCTCGTCCTCGATGGCAGCCTTGGCCGCATCGAACATGAAGTCGGTCACCGCGCCGAAGGCGACGAGACCCGCGACAGCGCCGCCGAGTCCGATCATGGCCTTGTTGAGGCCGCCCATCGCGGGAGTGGCCGTGGTCGCGTTGGTCTTGAGGCCCTGGAGGTCTCGAATGGCCTTGTTGACCTGCTTGTCGTCGTAGTCGCCGTAGATGTGGACCTTGATGCCGTCAGCCATCACAGACCCACCCTTCTCATAGCGACCTGGAGTGCTGCCTTGATGCGCTCGCGCGCCTGCTCGATGCCCTCGTAGTAGGCGGGGACGAGGGTGCGCGGATTGCGGCGACCGCTGGAGGCGGCGACCACGGAGTCGACGAACTGCTCGCCCTGTGGGCCGGTCACGCGCGACTTGTCGCCGATGACCTCGTAGACGGAGCCGCCGGCGTTGGCCTGCACGACGTCATAGCCGAAGGCGGCGGTGACGCCGCGGCGGCGGTAGCGGTTCGTCGCCACCTTGAAGCCCGACTTGACCTTCGACGGGTTGTAGCCGAGGTCGCGGCCTTGGTGGTTCCACGTTCCCCAGCCGGAGATGGGCACGCCGGACACGGTCGACCCGGCGGCCTTCGCCACCACGTCCGCGCCTTTCTTCATCTCGGCCTTGAGCTCCTTGGAGACGTCCTTGTCGAACTTCTCCAGGCGGTTGATGAAAGGTGCGAGCCCCTCGACGTCGAACTTCATCGGGCTACCCCTCTCGGGCGCGGCGGTACTCGGACGCCTCCCACCGAAGGACGCGGCCCATGTAGTCCTGGTAGCGCGGCGTCTGCCGCTCGACCTCGTCGGGCAGGCACCCCCACTGACGTGCGAGGACGGCTACTCCCCAGTGGTGGGAGTCGGTTCCAAAGGGACCGGCTCCTCGACCTTCACCTCGCGGTGAACTTCCGGCGTGGAGTCGAGGAACTCCTCGTACGTCAGCTCGGTGAGTCCCTGCCGGTGCATCGCGTGCCAGCAGATGAAGACCCACGCCACGTAGCGGTACTCCATGACACCGAAGTTCGCCGAGCGGTCGAAGCGGTCCTCGTAGGCGGCATAGTCCAGCCCGCTCGCCGTGACGGTGAGCGGGCCGGACTCGGCCTCGATGGTGAAGGTGATCGGCTTGAGCATGGCAGGGGCCTTTCGTCGCAGGAGGCGGTGCGGGTCAGGCGGTGGCGCGGGTGACTGCGCCGGTGATCGGCCACGACACGGACACGGTGGCGAGGTCGCCGACGGCCGAGTCGATGGGGTTCCAGCCGGTCACGAGGACCGAGAACTGGTACGCCGGGGAGGACGTGCCTGCCGCGGCGGTGCCGGCGGGACGGATCTCCATCGACGCGGTGCTGCCCACGAGGGCGTAGGCCGTGGCGTCGATGCCGCCCGCGGCGTAGTCCTGGAGCCACTCGATGTCGACGGTGCCGCCCTTGAGGCCACCGATGCGCTCGCGCCAGCCGGAGCCGCCGAAGTTGGTGGTCTCGACGTCGTCAGCCTCGACCGAGATCGTGGCCTGACGTGCGGATGAGGACACCGTGCCACCAGCGAGCACGATGACCGGGTTGGAGATGATCTGCTTTGCCATTGTGGCTCCTTGGTTGCTAGGCGAACACCTGGACGGAGAACTCCGCACCGAGGTAGGAGGCTTCGTTGATGACGAAGACCCCGTAGTTACTGACTGACTGCACTCGCAGGTCTGATGCCTTCCCGCCGAGCGTCCGGTCGCCACGGATGGCGGTGCGGACAGACGACGTTCCGGTCTTGGAGAGGTAGGCGTCGAGCGTGAGCTGCGCGCCCTGCTCGTCCACCTTGCCGACGATGACGCGCACCGTGAACATGTACTGGTCGATGCCGTCGTCGGAGAACGACTCGTCGAACTGGACCAACGGCGAGCCGGGGAGGACGAGGGCGTAGGGCGGCACGAGGTTCGCGGGCGCGGTGCCCGTGGACGCGAGGCCCGAGATGGTGGCGCAGCGGGTGGCGAGCCCGTCGCGGAGCTCGGTGACCGTGCTCACGCGACGCCGATCACGCTGCGGCGCAGGCGGTCGAGGGTCGCCGCGACGTCGGGGTCGGTGCGGCGCGAGATGTAGACCGGCCCGAACTCGCCCGACTGCACGCCCGTCGGGGACTGGAGGCGGGCGAAGCGGCGCAGCGAGAGCAGGATCGTGGCCTCGGTGACCTCCGTCGGGACGGCGGTGGCGTAGCCGAAGGTGCCCGTGACCTGCACCGTCGAGATGTGCGACGGGGTGAAGGAGTAGGCACCGATGGCGCGCAGGCGGGTGATGGGCACGGGTGCCCCGCCGACGTTGCGGTTGAGCGGCTCGGCCTGGTAGTCGGCCGTGCCCCACGTCGTCGAGTAGTCGCGCTGCAACGTGGTCGAGGTCTTGAGGATGAAGGTGTCCGACGCGAGGTCGTCCACGTCCACCCACTCGCAGTTGCTCGCAGCGTAGACGCGCACCTCGGCGGTGCCGTCGGTGTAGAACCGGCGGTGCGTGTACTGGTCGACGCCGCGCGAGGCGGCCTCGATGCACCGCTCGAGGACGGAGTCGTTGGCGGTGCCGTGGGCGGCGACCGACGCCGACGCGGCCTTGACGTCGACAAGCGTGGCGTATCCATGCGTTATCGACACGGTCGCTCCTCGTGGTCGGCGATGATCTGGCGGATGGCGGCTCGCACCTCCTGCTCGGAGGCGTGCTCGCGGGTCATGCGGTCGATGGCGACGTCGAGCGCCTCACGCAGAGAAGACATGGCCCTCCAGCGCGAGCGAGACGAACGGGTTGAGCGACACGACGCCCACGCCGTCGGCCCGCAGGCGTCCGGCGATGTCGCGCAGGGTCGACTCCCACAGGCTCGGGAGCGTTACCCCTGGCGACCCGTCGGGGTTCGCGGGGTAGCCGTCGACCCGCGAGGTGCCGTCGAGGTAGCCGCAGTCGATGCCGACGAGGACGATGTGCGCCGCGCCGACGTACCACGCCCACCGCAGCGCGAGGTGCGCCGACGTCGGGCCGACCGTGAACAGCTCAGGGTCGGTCGGCCAGTGGTGCTCGGTCGAGAAGCCCGCGTAGGGCTGCTCGATGCTCGGCACCCGCAGGATGTTCGGGGCCGTCGCGGGGACTCCGCTGCGGTCCTGCTCGGGGACCTGCTCGACCTCCGTCGTGACGACGAGGAGGTTGGGCCTCGCCTCGGCGACCGCCTGCGCGTCGTCGTGGTGGTTGCTCACCGTGACGAACTGGCGCACGCCTGCCTTGAGGCCCGAGTAGTTCACCGCGACGACGTTGCGGCCGTCGAGGAACCCCGGCGGGAGGTAGTTCACCGTCGCGCCGGAGCCGAGGACCCACACCGTCTGGCCTGCCCACTGCCCGCGGAACTGCTGCGGGGTCAGTCCCACGACAGCGCCCGCCGGCGCTCGAGCGACCAGCGGCCCTCGGAGAGGTCGCCGGTGTCCACCTTGCGGTGGTAGTAGCCCTGGTTCGCGCCGAAGGTGCGGCCGTTGTGCTCCTCGTAGCCGTTGCGCAGCGTCGAGGAGTTGTCGTGGTGGACGGCGATGCCCGACTCGATGACCGGGATGCCTGCCGCGTGGCAGCGGCGGGCGTAGTCCAGGTCCTCGAAGTAGGCGGGATGGTAGGACTCGTCGAAGAGGCCGACCTGCTGCACCGCCTCGTCGTGGAGGGCGAAGCAGCACCACGGGGGCGCACCGCCGGACAGGACGAGCCCGCCGGTCTGCACTGCGGCGAACCGCTCGAGCGCACCGGGCGGCAGGACGACATCGAAGTTGACGATGAGCCACCACGGCGCGAAGGGCGTGGCCTTGACGCCGAGGTTCCACGACGCGGGGACGCCGAGGTTGGTCGGCATCGACAGGACCGTCGTGTGCTGCACGTTCTCCACGACCTGCTGGCCGACCGGCAGACAGCGCCCGTTGTCGATGATGACGAGGTCGCGCACGGGGTAGTCGATGGAGGCGAGCAGGCGGTGGAGCAGGTCGGGGCGGGTCAGGACCGGCACGACCATCGCGGGGATCATGCGGCCCTCGTCGAGAGCTGCCGGACGCGGTGCAGGATGTCCACGCGCGGAGCCCAGCCGGGGACGTGGCCGTGACGGTAGCGGGGCGCGCAGTTCGGGGTCTCGGCGTACTCGTCGACCTTCGCGCCGGTCAGCGAGACCACGAGCTCCATCGGGGAGAACTGCAACCCGGTGGCGACCTCGTAGACGCCCGCAGGAGCCACGAGAGCGGCCCTGTACGCGGCACAGACGTCGGCGACATGTATCCAGTCGCGCAACTGCCGCGACGCCCCTGCGAGCCTCGTGCGCCCCTGCATGTGCGCGACCAGTTGCGGGATGAAGCCGCGGCCGTCGCGCAGGCGGTCGGAGTAGATCGAGAACGGGATGAGCGTCGACCCGTGGAGCGTCGCCATCTGGTCGCGCTTGAGCGCGGTGTAGGACAGCGACTCGGCCTCGGG